AGCGCCCAGATGGCGCCCACCTGGTAGCCAAGGCCGCCCTTGCCATAGACCATCTTCGTGCGCTGCGCCTGCGGGTTCTTGCAGAAGTGCGCCTCGTCCACGATCAGCACGTCGTAGCGGCGCGGCTGCAGCGTGCCGGCGTTCCACATATTCCGTGCACGATCGAAACTCATGACGTCGAGCGAGATGTAGCTATCCGGTGCCCACTTGTCCCACTCCCGGTGCCAATGCGGCACGGCGATGGCGGGGCAGAGCACCAGCACGTCGCCGCCGCCGAACTTCTCCTCGGCTGCGAGGATCGCTGAAGGCGTTTTTCCAAGACGCATCTCCAGCGCTAGCAGCGCCCGGGTGCGCTCCTTCAAAAAGGCGACCGATTCAAGCTGATAGGGTCGCAGTGCCCGGCTTGCGTCTATTGACACTTTGCTGTTTCCTCGTCGCCCACCGGCAATTTCCCGGTTCGTAGTTTCCGTCATTGTTGATTCTGTCCAGCGTTAACCCGTTCGGTCGTTCACCCATATCCCCTAAAAAGTTCTCAAAGGTCATCCATCGCTTGCACACTTTTATTCCGCGACCGCCGTAGTAATGCCAGGCCGTAGCCCTGGGCTTCGTGCAGCGCTTGACCATGTCTACCCAAGTCTGATAGGTAGGGGTGCGCTTCCCACGCTGCGCGTGCTTGTGCCGCGGTCTCCCTACTTGTTCCTGTCTGAAGCAGCCACAGCTAACAACCAACCCAGAGCGCAGATCGCCTGTCGTAGCAACGACCTTTTTCCCGCAGGCGCAGCCACACACCCATCTCGCCTTCTGCGCAGATGTATTCCTCGGATGTCGACGAACTACGATTAGCCGCCCAAATGACTGGCCTACCAAATCGGCTACGTTATGAGCCCTTCTTTTCACTCAACCCCCCGCATCCACAGCGCTTCGCGCACGTCCACCGGGTCCAGGCCGCCAATGTCGCAGCACCAGTGGAAGGACCCGCAGGCACGCTCCTCGCTGAAAAGCCATTGCCTTGCCTTGTACCAATCCGGCGGCTCGGCCTCGCCGTCCACCAGCAGGTCGCGCACCGCCTGATAGACGATCTCGCGATGTATCCACGCCATCGTCTCGGCGTCGGTGAGCTTGCCGCGTTTCATTTCTTCCCAAACCTGCGCTTCAGGAAGTTGATCGACAGCGCCATCTCGTCGAACCTGCCGTCCTGCACTTCATGCAGGAAGTACATGCCGCGCCAATGCGCGTTGGTGAACGGCGAGAGGTAGGCGAGGTTGTGCTGGTAGAACGAGCCGGCGATGATGGCGGTCAGGTTCGCGCCATCCGCGCGGCGGCTGTAGGCGATCTCACGCCCTTGCTGGTGCCCGGCCAAGGCGCTCATGTGCAGTTTGCGCAGCAGCGATGGCGCGGTGGTAATGGGGCGGCCCATCGGGCCGGAGGGGAAGTAGTGGCAGAAAGCCACGCCACCGATGCTGATCGGCCGCAGGAACGGATGCACCCGCCAGCCATATTCTTCCAGCTTCAGGTCGCCAACAGACATTTGCTCGCGGTGCACCGGATGCTCGTGCACATAGCGCCGGATGTGGTCTTCGTGGTTGCCCTGCGTGAACTCGAGATAAGGCTTGTACCCGGAGGCTTTGGCAATCGGATTCATGAAGGCATCCATTGCGCGCAAGAAGGCGCCGATGTCCTTCTCGTAGTATGTATCCTCGAAAGCAAGCGTGCCCTGCTCGAAGTGCGACAGCGACGGGAAGTCACCGAAATCACCGATGCAGACAATAACGTCCGGGCGCTTGTCCGCGATGTAACGGCCCGCGTATTCCAAGTGGTCGATTGGCACGCCTTGAACGACTTGTGCGTCAGGTATGAAAGCGATGCGCAGCCCGTCCTTCGGCACCTTGATGCGCAGGTCCTTGACCGTGCTCATCATCATATTGTGCTGCGCGGAGATAGGCGGCGGTCCATCGCCTCGCACCCGGCGCCAGTACGCCCGGTCGTAAGCGCGCTTGCGCTTGATGTCCTTGTAAGCCACTAAAACCCCTCCCACAGCCGGATGCGCAGTTTCAGAATCACCGCATCCATCACGTTCTTGTCCGGGCGGCTGGCGTCAATGGGTGCCCCGTCCGGGATACTTGAATGATGACGCCACCCTCCACATAGCGACGTCATCAGGTTCAGTGGCTGGCAGTATTCGAGCGCAAAGTCGGCCAGCGGGTTGCGGCCAAACGTCGGCTTCCAGAACTCGTAGCCGGCACCGATGTCGGCGTAGAGCCCCTTGGGCGGCTGGTAGCTGTCAGCCTGGCACAGTGATGAGAAAAGCGCAGCACTCAGGGCGAACGAAAGGGCTACGGCTTTCACAGGGCTTCCTCCCATTGGTCGTTTTCGTCGTTGCAGCGGCAACATGGCTCTTCAGACCCCCACCGCGCGTAGAATCGGCACGTTGCGCATTCGTGCTTCACAGCCGGCAGCGGGTCTTCCATCTTCTTACCAGTGCGCTTATTGATCTCGCGCTCGATATACCACTTGGCTTTCTTCAGATCCTCCACCGCATCCTTCTTCAGGTCGCAGCGCCAGATATATTTCATGGCGTTGCCGAGGTTGAAGCCCATGTGCTCGGTGATCTGGATGCACTCGATGCCGCTCGGGTGGCTCGTGTAGTGCTTCGGGCGTTCGATGATGTCTTCGGTGCTCATTTCTTAACCGCCACAACAACGCAAACAGACCTGTCCTGCGCGTTAGAGAGCGCACAAGACGCCGCTAATGGGTCAGCCCCGGCCTTTACCATCTCGGTTATCTGCGCATCCCTAAACTTGGAATAAGACTGCGAACCGAGAACCACCGACATGAGAAACGCCACACCGGCTAGGATCATAATAGTTACGACTTTCTCGCTACCGCTCATTTCAATCCTCCTCGTCTTTCAGACTCACAAGAAACCCGATGACGGCGCTCACGATCGCCAGTGCCAGCTCGATGACCGCCGCGCGGTCGGCGCCAAACAGCAGCGTGATCGCCGCGATCATCAGCCAAAAACCTGCGAAGGCGAACCAGATTAGGGGCATTAGCTTTTACTCCACGCAACCATTCGCAAAGTAGGAAGCAGGTCACTCGCCCTCATCAGCACCAGCCACTCCTCGCCATCGGCGCGCAGCGCCACGGCAGGCAGGCTGCATTCCTCACTGTTGCCCACCGCGTCGATGCACTGCTGCATGAAGTCGTACACCGCAATCTTCTTGCGGCGCTTGACCTCCCACAATATAGGGGGCGTCGGTATGTCGCCGCCGCCATCGCGCGCCTGGCCGAGCAGCCGCTTGGGCTCGGGGAAGCCGTGCTCGGCGAGCAGCTTGCACCACGCACGCTCGCCGGCCGCGCCTTTGGTGCGTTGGGATTTAGACATTCAGCTTCCTTAGTGCGGCTTCCAGAACGTAGTCGGGCAAGTCCTCTGGAACGTGTAAATACGGCCAGCTTTTACCTTCTGAAATGAGCACTAGGTAGCTCTCTGGTTCCCCAGAAAAGTCCAGCGCCTGACGTATCTCGGCCTTCAGCTTGTAGTCATCATTCATGCGTGCACCCCACCTCATCCGGCGCCCACAGGCAGTCGTCCCACGACACGATGCGGTCGCATTCGCGGCGCTTGCGCGGCGGGCCTTTCTTCTTGAGCCACGTAGGCTTGGCGATCCACGGCCCGGGGATGTTCTCGAGCGCCGTGATCTCGTAGGCGTGGCAGCCTTCGTTGGCTTCCTGCTTCATGTGATCGGTGCCGCCAGGCGGCCACCATATAAGAGAGCTCAGGATCGTGACCTCGCTTCCAAAGTGCGGGCTGCCGGGGCGGGTATAGATGGCGACCTCGCCGACGTGGAAGTCGCTCATGATGGCAATTTCTCATCACCGCGGGCGCGTTGAAGATCCAGCAAGTCCTGATATAACCCCTCGCTCATCCGACTGGCGGCGTCAACGGCATCGAGCAGGGCGGCGTATACCTTGGCCTCGCCATGCACGGGATAGGTGATCGTCGCCAGGCCGCAAGCGACAGCGAGCTGCGCCACGCGATTCTCGGCCGCCGGCCCGTTCGGTTCCTCGAGCACGGACCATCTCAACCGCGAGGCCGTTTCCGCGGCATTCTCCAG